GGGGCTAACCCGCTCCACCACCGGATAAACATCGTAATCCTCCGGCCAAGTCGTCGGCACGACCCGAATCCGACCTTGAGCGTACTCGCCAGGGTTGAGTTCCTTGGCCGCCTTCTCCGCTTCCTTACGCGTATCGAATTCGACCATGCGATGGCTGATGACTCGCTCTTTCAGATCGGACCACCCAATTGAACCGACTAGCTGGACCTTGAACTTGGGCGGGGCGAATTGGTTGCGGATCATGGGTAGAGTCCTCCCTCGCGAATGATTTTGATGAGTGCTTCCGAGTCGTCGATGAGTTCTTGGCGCCGTTTCTTACCCTCTTCTGTCGTCGGGATAGTGTGTGTGACGTACCCAAGAGCGGATTCGAGGCAGTATAGCGCGCTGTTGGCGCTGTCGAGTCGATAGGATGCTTCCCTAAGCATGGGTGACTGCATCATGTCCGAAAGGCTTTCGAGCGTCGTTATCAGCTCGTTGAGCGGGATGTTGCGGTTCATACGGTTTCCGAGTTAGGAGTTCCAGGACACAACTTGTCCCCAACCTCGCGTTCGATGATGAGTTCTAGGATTTGATGGCCGTCCTTATCCGTGAGTGAGCAGATATGCTTGTCGTCATCGTAGATCGAGAGCGGAGTCGCGCCTTGCTCCTCAACCTCGCCGGTGACAATTGCGTTGAACAAATCGACAACCGTCTGTGCGTTGTCGCGGGATTGAATGGTCAGTTTCATTGGTTTCTGTTGTTTTACCGTCCGTTGAAAATAGGGTTTTTACTGTCGAGTTTCATTTTGAGTCGCAACTTGCAAGGATTCCTTGACGGTTCGACGTTCAATCTCGCGCATGACACGTTTTCCGTACGCTCGCGTGGATGATCTTCTAAGGGCTTTTGGCCCACCTTGCCAGATCCGAGCTAAAGATTCGTCGCTGAGGTTGCGTCCGTAGTGCGCGAAGTAGGACTCCGCGATGAAGATTGAGATGGCGCGGTTGGTTACCTGCGCGTGGGAATAGTGCGTCCCCATGATCCGGTTTACGTCGCGGACCATGATCGATTTGATCTGGAGCGCGCCAAGTTCGCCGTGACGGCCACGGGCAAGATCGTTGCCGCCGGATTCAACCTGAATGAGGGCGGAGAGGAGCAATGGATGCATGATTTGATGCGGTCTTGGGTGGTTTTCGTTGGATTTGTTGCGCGTGGAACGGATGCGCGCACCCCCGGTTTGAATCACTGCCCTTTCGCTTTGGCGATTACCTCGCGAGCAAAGTCCAGATCGTCGTCGTCGGCCATTGGATGCGCCAGGCGTTCCAGCGCGGCCAGAAGCTCAGGCGCGGATGCGATTAGGCAGGAATTCGATTCATCCTCTTCTGAGTTCTCGTTTTGCAACGCGCAAAAAGCAATCGTTCGTTCGTTTTCGTCGATAATTCCAATATGGCAATTGCCAGAATGATCGACCCGCCACGGTCCAGGGGTGTGGTTCACAGTTTGCCTTTCGCTTTAGAAATGGCGACGATGACACGGTAATGAGCTTTAGCCTCAATCCTAATGCAACCCTCATACCCGTCGTCGCCAACATTTCCACAGGTTGAGGAGAGAACGACTTCAAGAGCCTCAAGCAATTCAGGCGCGGATGCGATTAAATGGGCGGCTTCAGGATCGAATGTCTTCGCGTAATGGTTCCCTTGGTTGGTGGTGATGACGAAAAAGTCGTCAACTTGCGTGATTTTGAGCGGGAAAGGGCCGGGAGTGTGGGTTTTCATTGGGTTCTCAGGCTTTCATCTTTCCAGTTTCAATCGCCCATTGGATGCCTAGCGCGGCTTCCTGCTGGTTTTCGTCCAGGCGCTTGCCGTCGCAACGAATTTCAGTCGTGATGAATGAGTTCCGACCGTTCGCCCGTTTGACTGCGCGGTGAAATCGCAGGGATGCGCGCACGGCGGTTTCGAGTGAGCGGTGGACCGATACGGTTCCACCATTGAAGGTGTCGTGAAGGGTGTATTTCATTGGTTCAGGCGTTGGAGGATTTGAATTGCGCGGTTTATGTCGTCGATTCCAGAGGGGGTCATCAGCCCAGTGGAACGGAGGAATTCCAGCGATTTGATGGCGTCAAGATCATTGTTGGAACGTCGCTTTGCCCACTCAATGAGGGATGCGATTCTTTCGTTTTGGTTCATGGGTTCAGGCTTTGACGGTAAATGATTCTGGCTTGGCAATCTGGCTTTCTTTCCAGTCGATTTCTCCGCCAGTCATGAGCGCGGAATGTATGACCTTAGCGAGCGCGGACGGATTGCAATACGGGTTTTCACGAGCGATTATTTCGCCGGATTCATCGCGAGCGACGATAAAATGTCCGAGTTTGTCGATGGTAAATTTCATTGGATGCTTTCGTTGGTTTGAGGAGGACTTGTGGCCTACCCTTTCGCACCACGCTTTCGCATGATGCGCGGAGGGGAGGTCATTCGGCCAGTGCGCGGAGAGCTTTTAGCGTTGGCTTACCTTTGCCGCCGATTGCGCGCCATGCTTTAACGGACAGTTCTCCGTCATATTGCCAAGTCGATGCGCCGTCGAGCGTTGCGCGGCAGGATGACATAAACCGTTCTAGCTTTTCGGAATCGGATGCCCACGGGAGCGCGGAAACGAATTTGCGGTACTCAGAGAGGAAGGATGATTTATTCATTGAATGCGCGGGGAATGGGTTACACGGTGAAGACGTGAGCGAAAGATCCGTCGGGAAGGCAACCTGTCACGAAAGAGCGGTTCCAGCGGTTCCAAGGATTCGATTCAATCGGTGTCCCGTAGGACTTCAAATCTTCAGCGCAAAACTTGGCCACCAGCTGGCGAACTGCCTGCCGGTGAACTTCGTCACCGGATAGTTCGTAAGGATACGGGATGGTGATGGAGCCACGCTCGCACGTTGCTTTGATGCGTGAGCCACGTGTGTTGGTGGCGGGTAAATACTTTGAATGGATTGCTTGCATGGTTTTTTGGTTTGGATTCGGGTTTGATTGCCCGCCGGAGGCTACCGTTTCCGATAGCGTCTCGCGGGGAGTCAAAATCGGTTCAGGATTGCTTGGATTGACCGGCTAAGTTCTAAGCGGATTTGATCGTTGAATCGCACCGCTTGCGCGCGGATTTGATCGGCCTCCTTGCGCGCATCGGAAAGGATTGCTTCACGTTCACGCATGGCATCGGCGCGCATTTCTGAGCAACGGCGCGCGCAATCTTGGATTGAGGCGGAGGCTAGAACTCCCGGCGCGAAGTCCGATCGGATGTCGGATTCGATGAATGGGATTTGCTCTCGGAGCCATGCCCCGGAATAGCTGTCAGAACCGAGACTATCGGCGGCGGCGGTGAGGATTCGGATTTCTTCGGATTTTGTCATGGGATTTGTTAGTGATTGGGTGTGAAGCCGAGTGACGACTCTAGGAGTCCTTGGGCAATAGCCAGGGCGATGATTGCTAGGGCGATGAATAGGTGTTTGCGGGTTGAGGGTTTCATGGTCTGATCGGTTTAATTTATTTTTCTATTTCACGCATAATTGAACGCAAGGCTGTGTCGATGTGGGCATCGTCGAGGTATTCGTAGAGTTCTGACAAAATGCCAGCATAGCCAGCATGACGGAATGCGTCCCATCGAACTCTCTTCTCGATGTCCTTTGCTTTGCCTTCGGACTTAACAAATTCACGATGTGCGGCAATGCGGGGAGCGAGCGGCAGAATTGAATTCCGAATGGCAACGTAATGGGGGTGGCGAATCTTCATTTGCTTTTATAGGTTCAATGGTTGGGTGTGAAACCGAGGGATGATTCAAGCAGTCCTTGAGCAATGACCAAAGCGACGATTGCTAGGGCAATGGCGATGCGGTTAAGGGTTGAGCGTTTCATCTGGGGACAGACTAGGGTGGGATGATGAAAGAGTCAAAACTTTTCTTGAAATATTTTGAGAACGGGGCGAAAGGGGCGGATTTGCTGGGGAAAATGCGCTTGTCTTCAGCCTGTCGTCAGCGCGCTTGTCGGCCCGTCAGGCCGTCTGTACGCTCCCGACAGATGAAATTGACAGATGACCAGTGGAAAACGGCGCGCGGCCTGTACCTGACAGGAAGCGACTGGGGAACCATTGCGGACAAACTGGGTGCGAAGAAAGCGACTTTACAGAAGCGCGCTGAAAGAGAAGGACTAACAAAATTGAGACGGGAGGCGAAATCTATTTCTCTTACAGAAATTTCTGTAAAGACAGAAAAGAGCTTAGAAAGCCTCTCCGCTCTAGTCCGTTCGAAACTGGCAGCAGATGCAGTGTCAACGCTCGAACGGATCGACAGCTATGACTTGGACGGCATTCGTGATGAATCGGTCCGTGAGACTATCCTTGGCAGCGTGGCGAAACGCTCTGCGTTGGTGTTTGGCTGGTCTGAGCAAGGTGAACAGGCGTCGGTATCGATTAACTTGCTCGGTCAAATGCCCGACCGAGCGGCTGAGATTCAAGTCACAAGTGAACCGTCCGACAAGTAAACATAACAGGTAATGTGCATGGCAGTCGGACTGATAGTCAGCATTAGTTTTGCTTATGGCAGAAAAGGATTGTTTTCTTGGGGATAGCAAAGAGGGTGGACGCCTAGGGGTAGACCCCCTTTTGGGGGTGGGCTTCGTTTACGATACCCCCCTCAAAAATTTTCCACCTTTTTGACCATGATAAACAAAATTCAAATCGGTCAAAGTATTACTTTAACCTACTGCGAAAAGAAGTTGTCGCATTTTGTTGCTCGTCATCGAAACGGTAATAATCGCTATTTCAATATCACCAACCTAAAGATCAGCTCGGATTCGCCGCATGCTGTTGATCTTGAGGGTATTGCTGGCGAGATTGCTTTCTGTCGCTTGTTCAATGTGTATCCTGATTTGGACACCGACCGACCGCCCCCGCACCCGTTCCACGACGCGACGATTCATCCTGCTCCCGGTTATCGCATCGATGTCAAAACAACCAAGTACGAGTCTGGAAAGCTATTGGTGGACGCTCGCAAAAACAGCGTGAAGACTGATGCTGTTGATTTCTACGCTCTGATGACTGGATCTTTCCCAGGACCGTACACTTACCGTGGAATGATAGCGCGAGAGACGATCATCGCGCCGAATAGGATTCAGACGATCAAGGGTTATCGCTCTTACGTTGCCACACAGAATGAGCTTATTCTC